CCAGCAAGTGGTAAATGCCCGACCTGTGAATAGGTGTAGCTTGTGTTCCAGTTTGCCGCATTGTCAGTGAACGGTAAGACGTAGTTGTTTGCGCTAGAGGCTATCCCATCTAGCTTTGTGTGGTCAGCATTAGTAAAGTTATTCTGCGACAACTCACCATCTTGGATTGTATAAGTGGTGTTTGAGTCTGTACTAGTAACTGTAAAGTTTGGATAAGTCCCAGAAATACTAGTGGCACCTGCACCTGTAAGAGCAACCGTCTGGTCAGCTTGAGCAGCCGTAGCGAAGTCAGCAGCTGCCGAAAGTGCCGCAGTTCCTAACCCCAAGTTTCCCCTGGCAGCCGGAGCATTTGACAGGTCACTTAAGTTAGCCGTAGACACCAAAGTCCCAGACAACGAAGCATAAGCTGCTAACCAATTGGTGCCGTCGTAAACTTTCATGACACCACTGGTCGTGTCAAAGTATAGGCTGCCATTAGCTAAAGCATCACCATCGTTATCGACATTTGGCGAAGCAGACTTCTGTCCCAGATATCTGTCGTCAAACGAATCCAGTGCCGCCAAGGCAGCGTCTCTAGCAGTGCCTGCCGCAGAGGCTGAGGTCGAGGCAGCTGATGCTGAGGACGACGCCGCACTAGCACTGGCTCCGGCATTTGTAGCACTTGTCCCAGCACTGGTTTCACTCGCAGCAGCCTGGGCAGCTTTTGTGGTACTCGTGCTTTGAGAAATAGCCGCAGATGTAGCTGACGCGGCAGCTGCTGATTCACTTGACGCAGCAGCAGTCTCTGCGGATTCGGAATTTGTCTCCGCAGTCTCAGCAGCAACCTTAGCAGCTAGAGCACTTACCTCACTGGCAGAAGCCTGAGCAGCTTTAGTTGTCGCTGTTGATTCAGATGCAGCCGCATTCGTCGCGCTTGTCGATGCGTTTGAGGCCTGGGTAGAAGCAGTGGCCGCACTTGTAGAAGCACTTGCTGCCTGGGCGGCTGCGGTAGATGCACTGGTAGCTACTGAAGCAGCACTGGCTGCCGCATTAGTCTCAGCGGATTCGGCATTAGTTTCTGCAGTTTCTGCAGCGGCCTGGGCAATAACCGAAGCATCTTTTGCGACTACTGCCGCGTCTTTTGCAGAAACACTTACTGCTCTTGCAGTCTCAGCATCCGCTGCTTTTGTCGATGAAGTAGCTGCACTCGCTGCTGCGTTTGTCTCTGAAGCCGAAGCCTCAGCGGCTTTTGTTGTCGCTGTTGCGGCACTTGCGGCACTCCCTGTGTTCGAAGTTTCCGAGGCAGCGGCAGAGTTAGCTGCTGCGTTCTTTGAAGCCAAAGCGGCTGCTTGTGCAGTCTCTGCATTTGTCTCAGCAGTCTCCGCAGAAACCTTTGCGGCTTCGGCTGCAACTTTGGAAGCTTGGCTGGCAACAGCACTTGCAAGGTTTGAGCTAACAGCCCCACTCGCTGTGGTTGCGCTGGCGGCTGCCGCCACAGCACTTGCAGCAGCTTCGGTTGCCGCAGTACTCGCTGTGGTTGCCGAGCTTTCTATCGCAGTGGTGTTCTCGGAAGTAACTCCAGACCCACTAAAAAACGAGGATTTAGCCATTATTTTTATACCTAATCTATGGAGTATGCGGGGCGCATTTGCTGGATAGTACCTGTCAACTCTTGCTCTCTTGCTTGTGACTGAATCTCATCTGCAAAAGAGAAATACTTAGCCGCCCATAAGTCAGAACGGTCATCCAAATAGTAATCTGATGCGTAGGTCAAAGCCGAGTACAGGATCAAATCTGGGGCGACTTGAGTCAGTGTATTTTCAGCAGCATCTGAACTTAAGTCAGAGAATGTGGCGTAGTAGTTAAGAGACAAAGAGCCACCAGACGGCTGGGGGTAAAGAAGATAATTGCCTCCCTCTCTTGTGAAATACAGTGGGCTGCCAGAAGCACCACCATCTAAGTAAGTCTGCATCTCGCGCATAGGCAAGCGTGTAAGAGCCACATTTTGGAAATAGAGATCAATAGTCTCTAGGAAATCTGAAGGCAAAGTTACTTTTGTAGTCTGCGTAGAGAAGGTGTAGTTGTGCTGCTTTTCCATCGAGGGAATGCGGAGACTTCGTTGTATCCTGGCGATACCTTGTTCAATGAACGTATCTGCTAATGCATCAGTAATATCTGATCGGTTCAGTAACGCTTTGAAGTGTGTACGGATTTGACCGTAGTTCATTTTACACCTGCTTTTTTGTCGTTATGAAAGCGGTTAAATCCTGCTGCTTTAGTCGCATCAGAATAGCCTTTGGAGTTTCTTTCATCATGTCAAAACCTTCTCGTAGCCACTGCTCATAGACTGACACAGGGACTTCGGCAACACTCATAAACTCGCCTTCCTTTTGGTTCAAAGAGTTCTCACGCTTTTTACGGAGATCATCTAAAAAGGCTGTTGGGATATGCTGCTTTTGCTCGATGACATTTTCGTCACCTTTGTTTTCAAACATGAATCTATTTTGAATATCGTGGTAGATCATTGAATCTTTTTCTTGTGGCATTTGTAACATCTCCTTTCAAACTAAAGAGGGGACGGAGAGTCAGGCAAGTTAAGGAGAGCAAAACCCTTACCGTCATCCCCGCCCCCAATCATCTAGCTAGGACTTAAGAAAGTCCGGTAATCATTCCGCTATCCGCAAAGCTTGAATGCTTCACAGATAACTCTCCCACGACCATATGGGAATCGCTGTCACCCGTTTTGGCTAACAGAGTACGGCTGAATGGGCGCAGTACACATTGCTTGAACATTGAAGGATCAATCAAATATGCGTTGGTAGAAAGATTTTCACGATTGAGTACAACCTTAAAACTACCGAACGCGGTCACGAGTACCGAAATGGTATTCACAAGTGTCTGGCTTGAACCAATGTCTCGCTCACGGCCAGTGGCAGACGCAAAGCCACCAATGATTAGGCTGTCAGCAGGCTTGATCATAAGTACAGTAGGATCAGAACCGTTGGTGTAGCAAGTCTGAGCAAGCTCAAGAAGCTTCGATTCTGTAAGTGCGTCTGTAGAGTTGGCACCAGCATCTACTGTAGTAGAAATCTGCTGGTCAATTGAAGCCATCTTACGAGCAGTACCAGCGTTAGTATTCACCGCTGCCTGAGATACACCGACCATCGACTTTTCAACGTCTTTCTTGACCTGTTTTAAAACTTTGGCCAAATTATAAGCTGTTGACTTGGCTCGCCCGTGAGTAGCCACTGCGTCAGATGTTGCGGAAACTTGAAAAGATTCACCGATGATCTGAGTGACGTTTGAACGAGAAGTAGGCTGAGAAACTGCGGTCATTGAAGCATCCGCTCCTTCTACAAGACCCGCAGCAGAACTTGCCCTCAAATCATCTTCTAACCAGTCAAAGTTACGAGCAGATACTTTCTCGCTTTTGATCATGGTTTGGAAAGGAGTTGCAGAGGGAGATATGTTCGCTATCGAGGAAGAGACATCTTCTTTTTTGCCGACAATTGCATAGGTTGTTAATGTAGTCATGTTGTTTTTTCCTAAAAAATTAAATTAAAAAAGGGGGTTATTCAGCGTCCCAATTTGCCATTAGCATTTCTGCAATGTCATCTAGATCATTACCTCCGCTGGGACTTTTACGCATACGCTCCTGCGCTGCCTTCTGCTTGCTGATACGTTGATCAGTTTTAGTTGGCGGTGCTTTCTTGCTGCGTAATATCTTGGCGGGTGCTTTGGCTTTCTTTGTCTTGGCTACTTGCTTTGACCTGTCAAACATCATTGCTTTATGAAGCAACATGATCACGTTAGGATCGGTATATTGATTGACAGACTCTGCTGGTAAGCCGCTTCCAATAGCGTGTTTTCGGATGTCGTTGTACAACTCCGTATTCCACTCTGGTAACTCTTTTTGAAGAACCTCAATACAATGCTTTGCACTCTCTTGTTGCTGTGCTGCCTTTTTGTTTTGTAGTTCCCCATAAAAGCTATTAGCTTCCTCTTTAAGGAATTTAATATCGCCTTCTGCTGCTTTTGCTTCAGCGCGTAGGGCCGCAAAGTCATCGGGATTCATCTGCCGTGAGGCAACTAACATATCGATTTCTTCATAGGGCGCGTAACGCTCTTGAGCGCGAGTCAGCATCGCTTGTAATGATGCATCTGCACGTTCCAGTGCTTCATTGGCTTCTTTTCTTTGGTTCGCTGTTTCTTGAGACTTTCTTGTGAGAGATGCTTCTTGCCCGTAGAGTCTCTTGAGGTCTTTTAAAGATGCCTGTTTCGTTTCGCCATCAACTTGGAGTTCAACAAGAGTGTCATCAGCCAGATCAATCTCTTCTGGCTCACTCTCTGCATCGTCTTCGGTATCCTGGGACTCATCAGGGTCTTCTTCAGTCTCATCTGTCTCTTTGGTTTCTTCATCTTCCTCTTCTTCAGTTTCATCTACTTCAGTCTCTTCTTCACTAGTAGAATCCTCTGTTGCCTCTAACTCACCTTCTTCAGATGGCTGACTTTCATCAGCGTCTTCCCAGCTTGCTAAAATGGCTTCTGCCGTTTGATCGACACTTCCAAAATCAAAGTCCTGTTGCACGTTATCTTCTGACATAGTGCTACTCCTCTTCTGGTGTTGCTTTTGATTTAATTTGGGCTAAGACTTCAACTTGTTGTCTTAGAGTGCTTATGAGTTCGGCCAACGCTCGGTATTGCAGATAGGCATCCTCACGCATTTCGAAGTCTTCTGGGTCACTTGCAAAAAACTGCTGTGTTGCAGCTTGTATTTGAGAGTCCACCATATTGGTAAAAGCATCAAGACCAAGTAGCATTTCTGCGTCTTCGCCTTTGTTTACTAGTTCATCTTCATTTGTCATTACTGCTCTCCTTAAGAACATTTATTTACAACGGGTTACCCATTAGGTGAAGCGATAGCCGTAATCTCATCCGCTTGCTGTGCAAGTAGAAGTTCTGCGGTATCAATTACTTTCTTGTGATTAAGTTGCGCTTCACTGAGATCAACCTTATCGCTTTGAATTGCGAATTGGTTCTCAGCC